CGGAATAGTCATAGAAGTCCAAGCGTCGCGAGTAGCGTTATTGTCAATTGCACCGTTAAAATCGATGTCGTTACGGAACTGTTGCGGAATCATACGAACGCTGCTATCTTCGACAACCTTCAACTGCATCTGCCAATAAATATCTTCACCCTTACGAATGAGCTTGAAATTGGTAAGTGTACTTTCAAATGATACATTATTCATTTTGATTTTCCTTTTTAAAATTTTCGATAATACAAATATAGCAAAGTTTTATTTAACAAAAAACCTAAAAAATAATTTTAGGTTTTTCTGAATCTTTAGATTATATCCGGATTTTTTGTATCGAAATACATTAGCATTTCGTTAAGATGTTGTTCTGATTCTAGCCATAATGCGTTATTATTCGCATATTCATATTGCCATTCCAGAACTTCGTTATATTTGTCTTTCTTAGTCAACGGCCAGAATACCTTATCGATTTCTTCAACTGTTGAAGTATCTTTAATCTTACAGTCTTTATGAATTTCTCGATACGGACTTTCATCATTCTTTTCAAAGATATTGCCCATGAATACGCATCCACATGCACAAGCTTCTGTAAATCTCAATGAAGACTTAGCCCTATTGAACGGATTATCGACAATTGAAGCAATACTGAAGTCCGCATTGATTTCCATAAATTTCCTAGGGAATGAATGAGAATCTGTCCAAGGCAAGAACTGAATCTTGTTCTGGATTTCCTGCCAGAAGAACGGTAGTGAACCCATTACATAGAAATCAATCTTATCTTCCTTGACATTTTTGATTACCCAGTCACAAAGTCCAGTATTCCAGTCTCCTCTGTCACCAGGTTGTCCAGGATGGCCTTTAGGGAAGTTTGGGTTCTGTCCTGGGGCCATTTTAGGAATTGGTTGACGGTAATGGGTCGGAGAACCAGAATAGACCACACGCGGCTTTACGAGGTCCTGTGTGAGTGGCTTCTTTCTAGGAAAATTCCAGAGATAACGCGGAACGACGTTCTTAATAATAACAACATTGCCTGCACCGAATACACGTTCGAACATTCTCTTAAGATATGTGGTAGTTACAGAAATAACATCGAGAATATCAACACATTTCTTCATATATTCAAGAATTTCAGGCATGTTCTCATGAATAGAATCATGTGCCGGATTATACGGAGGAACGGCGTCATTATTTTCGTCGGCGTCACCGGTAATAAAAGTCAAATCGTCATAATCTGCACAAAGCTTATAACCATATTTCGGCTGTAATTCCTTGTAACGCTTAATAATCTCATAATCATGCTTATTTTCCGGTCTCTGGAAAACTATAGACTTAGCACCTCTTAAAAGGTTCGGGTCATATGTAATTTTCGGAAGAATAATCGGAGTTACACCATGTTCATAACCGTTAATATATTCAGCATTAAATCTTAACCTGTAGTGACTACAGCCACTACGGTCTTTTGTATACATAATGGCAAGGTCTTTGCCATTTTCATTCAATGAATCAGCACTAAGCATTTATTAATTATCTCCGCCATACGGGTCGTCGATTGTATTAAGATTTTCGTAGAAGTCAAGGCCGCTAATTTCCTTATCCTTATGTTCATTCATTTCATTAAGGTAAAGGTTAATCGCGTTTGTAATCAGCTGAGTTACGAATGCGAAGGCGCTTGAATTTCGAGTTTCATCATAACGGTTAATGTACATGAACAAAGTCATCATACATTCTTGACGAATATCTTCAACGTCTTCATATGCCGGCGTCTGAATAAGCTTAAACGAAATAATACGGCCGTTAATGACCTTCAAGAACGCGTCACAGATTTCAGCCTTGAGTGCGTCGAATTCTGCATTGAACTTGCGACGTTCTTCATCACCGAGATTGCGATACTTATTCTGAAGTTCTTCAATTTCTTCACGCTTACGCTTAATAAAGCTCTTCGCGAGAATGTACTTGTCTTCAGTAACAGTCTTCTTAAGTTTTTTATTTTCGAGCTTACGTTCGTATGGATCACACCATTCGCCTGTATCGTTAATATTCATATGGTTAAATTTGATTATTAACTCTCTCAGGTACTTATTTGATATGTAACCTTCATCGTTTTTATCCTGCTTCATGTTAAATTCCTTAAATATACTTAATATCGTTTTTAAATATAGAAAATAATTGTAAAATAAAATTTACAAAATTTTTTTCTGAATTTTTCTTTAAACTAGAAATGCGGAACAGAAGGAACATTAGGCACACTGACACTATGTGCTTGTTGCTTTGCTCTGTTGATTTCAGACTTGTTACGTTCGTTTTCTTCCTGCATCATCTTATCGACAATAGCATTTTCGACTTCTACTTCAACCCATGTCCAGTCATTTGTAATCTGAACATTCGTATATTTGGCAATTCTCGTAATCATTTCAAGAATTTCCATAAGATTGATTGCCGTGAAGAGATTATTGTCGTTGACAGTCAACGTAACGGAATGTGCCTTATGGCAATTATCACAGACGATGATATATTCGCTTTTAATTCCGCAATAATTTTCATCAATAATGGATTTAATCGTGATATAATCATAGGCAGATATATTAGTAACGAATTCTACCTTTTCTTCAAATGTCAATGAATCATCGACTATATACATAGCGACTTCTTCAATTTCATCTTGCGGAATTATATAAGAATCCTTATATTTCGGAATACTTAATTTTAATTCTATCTTTGTATCTGGTAGATAAACATGGTCGATAAACGGTTTCTCGAGATGTTTAAACTTTAAAGACTCTAGCGTTATACTTTCTTCAATTGGCTGACCACATTCTGTACATTTTGGAATATTGATAGTATAGCCTGTCTTGGAAGTAAAGCTATTCAACCTGATCCAGAAAATCAAAAATGCACGGTCCGGTAAATATAAGTCTTCAAATTTTAAATTTTCAAGAATAGTGCACTTTTCAAGAAGTTCGTTACATACGGTCGTTGCGGTCTGAGGAACTAATGTCGCAAGAAACTTGACTTCAAGTACCGTCATGGCACGAATCTTAATCTTGACATTTTTCGGGTACATCAAGCCACGTGTAGGTAATTCATGCGGATCTACTTGCCAATAGTTATAATTGTCATAATTATGCATTAGATACCTTCAGGATTCAAGTTAATTTCAGCTATACCATTAAATACACCTGGACCAAAAGCACCGACATAAGGAACAGGCGTAGTGACACACATTTTAATCGCACTGTCAAGTCGTTTTTCAATTATATTCCAAACTTCCTTTGTAGCATCCGGCGTAACTTCGGGGTCAGGATTAATCTGCTGTAATTCCAGCATCATATCTTCGGCTATAATCGGAAAATGCGAAGTCACCATTGCACCAGTTGCAATTCCTGGAATTATCGGTGCGGCAGTCCATGTAACAATTTGACCGGTAATCTTAATACCGATATAATTGAATAAATTTACGAGACCGCCTGCAGGAACAGAAACTGCAGCAATTACTTCCGGAACAAGTAACATAAAAGATTCGAAAATCGGGCGGCAAATTTTTAACGGCGTTGCAGGAGTACCGAGAACGGCCGTAGCACCTGAAGGATAAGTTACAGTTCCGTAGATATTACAATAGACTTTTGAAAAATAAATCATCAGCCATTCATTCAATGCGTCTGTCATTGCCGTAATACTGGCTAACTGATTAGTCGTCGAATCAAGTGCAGAAAATTTAGGTTTCAAGCAATCGTCGTATAAGCTAATCATTTAAAGTCCGCCCAGAAGTCTTCATTGTATTCGCCCGCATCCGCCATCATATCTATAGTCATTTCATCCTGTTCTTTCTTGTCCTCGACATGTCTGATATTTTCCATATCGATTTCCGGCTGCATAGTTGCATAGACTGCCCAGTAGAGCGCGGAAACAGTATCGTCGTGACAACCCTTAACAGCTTTAAAGACGTTAGGCGTATTTTGTTCTTCGAATGTTGACAATTCCTTAATAGTAACTGCGTTATGAACTTTAAGGAATCCGGCATCCATAACTCGCTGTAATTCCATACATGCATCAAGCTTGGAACGCTTGTCTGCCTTGGTACCGAGGCCGTGTCCGGCTTTTTCGGTATTAATCATATTCGTATTCTCGAGCGTATACCAAAGTTCTTCAGCTACCTGCTTACCGACATCGTTATTTTCAAGGATGTAATAGGCGTTATTGTACATCTTTGAAATAAAGTCGATTTTTCTTGAGAACTCGCCAGGTTTGACGGTATTCGAACGATAGATTGCAACCTGTTCCATATCGTTCTTCGCACGGATTTCGATAACCTGTACACATGCATAGTCACCGCCGACACCTGAACAACAGTCAACTCCCATGACATATAAAGCGCCTGGTTTCGGCCTTGCATAAATTTCAAGAGTGAGGTCTTCAAATAATGTTTCGATAGGTTCTGATTCCATAAGCTTCTCGAGACATTCAGAAGAAATAAGTGTCGGAGAAGAACCAATGAACGAGCAGTTATGATTTATAAGCCCGTTATTCGTAGAATAGAGCCCGCCGTCAACATTTACAGGAGTATATACGGTTCGTTTTCCGGTTTCCTCTACAGAAATAACCGTACTTTCACTAAACTGTGTATTCTTTACCAAGTCTCCCGGTTTTAACTTGCATGCCTCAATCTCTCTACCGTCGGGCAATGTAAGCTTATGGTCGTCAGAGCACTTGATTTCGCAATTATCGAAAACTACATGTAATGTATCTGCAAGTTTTTTAGAGAAGCCTTCGAACTTCTTGTATTTTTCACCGAGTTTGATAAACATATTTTTCTTAGGCTAGGTTATTTATATTGAATTTCTTTACTTTCTTATATTCCTTCGCGTCCTTATATGAAACGATGTCGATTCTTGTATTATGCGGTTCGATGTCTTCGGGATGCATAATCTTAATCATATTCCAGCTAGCAAGCAGGAAAGCTATAGAATTCCTACGCTGAATATCTTCCAGAGATACATTGCCGAAGCCGTGATAACCGGTTTTGCTCGTACCCATGGTAAAGAGCTGCTTGAAGTGAGCTAGGTAGAAAGAATCGAAATTCTTATAAAGGTGGC